GAACAATTACAAACATTAGTATTGCACGTGGAACTATTGTTTTATTCACTAATCCAGGTAATAAACTTACATTTTCAAGTGCTACTGGAGAATTTGTAGCAGGTGAAATCATTAGTCAAGTTACAAGTTTGGCTACAGGAGTTGTTACAAATGTATTGCCAACAAGTATTGAATACCTAGCAACTGCCAATGTGTTTAATACTGCCAATGTAGTTACAGGTGCTACAAGTGGTGCTACTACAACTCCAACAGCAGTAACAGGTATGAACCAATTACTAACAGCAGGTATTAATGGTACAAACTCTTTTTATATTAGTGTATTGTCAGAAAACACATTTTCATTATATACAGATGTTGCCTTAAGTACAGCAGTTGACAGCACTGGTTTTACAGCCGCAACAGCCAATGCTGGTCAGTACACAGACTTTAATGTAGTAATAGTTACTGAAGCATAAAAGGAAATAAAATGTTAAACACAAAAAACCCCCAAGCCAAAGAAATTAACCAGAAGCGCGGCCCTACAACAGGTAATGCTGGTACACCAACTAAACGCAATGATTTTATGGATGCTAAATCAGCTAGTTCTAGTGAAAAAGCATCATTAGCTAAAATGGTTACAGATGCATTAGAAATGCGTGGTCGTGGTACAGCTCCTACTGTTAATCCAGCATTAGAAGGTGTTAGTATGAATACTAATACAGGTCCTAAAAAGAACTCTACAGCAAATGGTAGCAAACTACCAAGCAAATACAAGTCACCAAAATGATGAACAAAACTGTTAAGCCAAAAGCAACTAAAAAGCCTGCAACTAAAACTGTTGCAACTAGCAAGTTCAAAAAGCCTAATCGCCCAAATCCTGGTAGGTCAGGCCCAGCAGGACAAAAAGGTGCATTAGGCGCAACAAGCGGCTACTGAGTATAAATACAAAGAGACATTTATGTCTCTTTTATTGTTTTGATATGAAAGGAAATTATATGAATAGAAAAACAACAACCACAGACAACACTTGGGACATTGCTCCCACACCTCAAGATCCTATTGACATTGTAGAAGAAGTCAAGCAGGAAAAACTAAAGTCAAAAAAACAAATAGTAGAAGATAAGTCAATACTAACTCATCCAGAGTTTGATATTGATGGACTAATGACAGACTTCCCTACGGCTACTGAACTTGAGCGTTTTGTGTATGACCAAACAGGCATTGTATTAAATCTAAAAGGTCGTGCTAATAAACTAAAATATCAAATTGCAATGGATGTATTAAATGGTGTTGAAGTAGATCCAAAATTTACTGGTAGCGACAATCCATACATTGATAGAACTGAACTAGTTCCTATTGATCCGCTTAAGATTGTACCAGAACGTGATAGAACATTGCCAGCATCTACTGAAGTTCAAAATACATTCTACGTTCCTACATTTCCTCATCCAGATGAAGAAGCACGTGCTAAGGATATGAAATGTCATATGGTGTTTAGAAAATACAAAAATGGTATGATTAGTTATGAAATCTTAGGTCCATTACAAGAACGACCTGTTGGTGAAAAGATTGACAAGTTTGGTCGTGTTCGTCCTGAAGTTATTAAATGGTTTGATCCACGTACGGGTGAGCAAGTTGTTCAGCGTGAAGATGGCACATTAACTCCTACTGGTAAAAAACTACGTGGTACTATGCAAACATATCGTGTTAATAAATCTAATCAATGGGAAGTATGGGTAGACCGTGAGTTCATTAGTTTGAATGATTCAGTGAAAAATAATCCCTGGGACTTATCCAAATGAACGAAATAAGAGACACGATGATTCATCAGGCAAGAGAAGATGCAAAAGTAAAAGACACATTAATCTTACAAAAGATTAACGCAAGTCATCGTGTCGCTTTTGCTGAGAAGTTTCCTGGTCAATGCGAACACATACTACGATTACTAACAGAACGATTACAAGCAGGACTTGATAAGCGTGATGGTGTATTGATTGAAGATGTAAGTACTTGGAAACTATCACCACAAGAACTTAAAGATTTAAGCAAAGCACTTGAAGCAATATACTTTGTACATAAAAGTTTAAAGGCAAGTTAATGCTAGGCGAAGATGTTCTAATGGCGAGGGCATTGCGATATAGTGTGGATAAAAACAATCTCACTATTGACAGTCTCAAAACTATACCGGGACCATTAAAAAGTAGTTTAATGGATCTAAGCATCAGTGTTGCTGATGATATGAAATACAACCAACTAAAGTATTTTAGACCATTTCAGCATCAACTTGAGTTTTTCAAAACTGGCATACACGAACGTAGAGGTATTCTTGCAGCCAATCGTATTGGTAAAACAGTATCTACTTGTTTTGAGACAGCAATGCATCTCACTGGATTATATCCTGAATGGTGGGAAGGCTTTCGTTATGAAGGACCTATCACAGCAATGGTTGCTGGTGAGGGTTGGAGCCAAGTTGCTCTTGTATTACAAAATGAATTGTTAGGAACACAGGATGTCAAAATCACTGAAAATCTTGGATCTGGTGCTATACCACGTGACTGTATTATTACTAGTACAATGCGTAATGACGGCGCCAATAATATTGGGTGTGAAATTAAGCATAAGTCTGGTGGTAATAGTTATCTGTTATTTGCCAATTATACGCAAGAAGTTAGACAACTACAGGGTTTCAAACTTAACTTAGCCGTATTTGACGAACAACCACCAGATGATTTCTTTAGTGAGATTGTAACTCGTACAGCAACTACACAAGGTAAGGTTTTATGTTCTTTTACTCCCCTCAAAGGATTGAATGGATTGGTTAGTAAGTTCTGGAACAAAGAAGAAGGATACAACTATATTCGTGTTGCTTGGGATGATGTTCCAGAATACGATCCTTGGGGTCATCCATTCTTATTAAAAGAAACTCGCAGACAATTGGAGCGAGATTATTTACCACACGAACGTGAAGCACGTATGGCAGGTAAGCCTGTTATGGGTAAAGGTGCTGTATTCCAAATCAACAACTGGCCTACATATAAGACGGGTGAAATTGATTTCACACGATTGCCTAACATACATAGAGTTATCGCACTTGACTTAGGCTTAGTCAATGATAAAACAGTTATATCACTAATGTATTGGGAACCATATGAGCGAACCGCTTATTTACATAAACAGATTATTGTGCAGGGTATTGAAGAAGCAGTCCCCACTCAGTATATCAATCATCTCCTTCGTCCTGAAGTGTTTGGTACTCCTATCGTTTTACCTGCTGACGCAAACACTAGTGGCAGATACACTATGAGTGCGGCATCAATACGTGAACTATTTGAGAGTTATGAACTAAACGTATATGAGAAAGCGATTATGAATCCACCAGATAGTGAAGGTCGCACAACTAATCATAAGAGTTATGGTATCAATCAAATGCGTCAAATGTTAGAAGTGGGTAGTTTGATGATTAACGAAAACTGTACAAACTTTCTAAGTGAAGCACAAAACTATTATGTAGACGTACAGGGTAGATTCAGTGACCCAGACGACTGTATTGATAGTTGTAGATATGCTATACTGGCTTGTCTCAATGGTATTGCTGAACCGTGGGATAATCGTAGTCCTCAACAAAGAATGATGGCACAACGAGACAGATACGTCAAGCACGATGATACTAACAAACCTGCTTGGAAAAAAGCATATTCAGCAAACTAAGGAAATATATGAATAGTAAGTTTTTAGCAACTGTAGGAAACAATCTTCCTACAATAATGTGTGAAGAACACGCAAAGATGTTTGAGAAGATGATGATGATAGCAGAAGTTCCACATACTATCTATGAAATGGAAGATGAGGACTCAACAGAGTTAGAATGTCAGGCTTGTAATCTTAAAGATACAGTAGATGAAATGAGCAGACCTAAAATCATCTTGCCAGGAGATTACCATTGAGCTACATAGTATCAGCATTACCACCAATCAAATGCTTTGTAAAGCGTGAGTTTTTATATAACTTTCAAAAAGGACACGGAGAACTAGAACCTGCAATATGGGTCAGTCTTAAAGCATTGCGTGGACAAGTGTTTCGCATTGAGAGTTTATTACCCAGTTACGGTGCACTATACGATAAACTACCTATACACGCTTATGTATGGAAAAAAGACCACACAGGAACATTGCCTATTGATATGTTGCAACTATGGGATTGTATGGGTTATCGTTTTACTATTATAGAAAAGATAGGCTTACGCAACTTAGGTGTGAAGTTTTTAGGCAAAGATAAAGAATGGCATTATGGTAACTACTTGTTTACAGTAGATTTTTGTAGTGAAGGTATGGATGTAGATACAGGATTTACTGAAGTTGCAGAAGAACACAAATCGTTTAACTTTATTAAGTTAGAGAATGGACAGTTTGCTTGTCAGCCTAACAATCGTTGTTTGTGGTACGATCAAAGTTTAATTCCTAGTGAAACTAAGTTTCCTGATTTTCAGGCTGCACAAAACTTATGGACTGTAGATGGCACACGCAAATGGACCGCAGGAGATGATTGGTTCTACAACATTGAAGAAAGAAAGTCTTAATGACACAGAGGAATAGCCTTTGACTAAATAGTCTATACTAAAGGTAAAAACCCCATTATGTTAGATATCAAAAATATCCCAGTTGAGAACATCAATCAAAACAGAACAATGAACGCAAGGTTCGTTCGTATGAAGAACCAGATGGATGTAAAAATGGCAAGTTACTTGCGCTATTTAGGCACCAA